GCAGGACGATGAACTTGTCCGGGTTGACCTGACAGACAGCCTGAGGTTGTGAACCATCAGCGACGATGGCGTCCGGCAGGACGTACCCTGACCCGCCGTTGAACAACTGCTCGTTGTACTGCTGCCCGTTGAACACGCCAGGAGGCGTCAGGCTCCACACAACCGAGGGATCCTCCCCGCTGTACAGGTCCGCCCACTTCGGGAACTGCACGATTGCCTGCTCCAGCGTCAGCCGTTGCAGCGGTTCGTCGTTCATCAGCGCCTCGAAGAGCACGTGCACATCCGCGCTCATGGGCTTGTTGTAGGTGTACTCGTGCACCCCAGGCAGGAGGTTGAACAGCGGCACTTGGTAGCGCCACATGAGCGAACGCTCACACGCCCGGATCGCAGCGTCCCGGATGTACTGCAACATCGTCTGCTGAGGGCACCCAGGCACGCTGGGGTTCAGCCGAGGCACGAGGGAGGCGAAGGTGCGGTCAGCCATCAGATCACCTGCTTCGGGTCCATGCCGCTTTCTTCAGTGTCCGTGACGACCCTGGACTGCAACGACACACCCAGCGCCTGGGTGTACGCATCCTGGAAGAGCTTGGCCCGTCCGGAGTTCACGTGCTCGTTGTCCACCGACTCCGCGAGGAACACGACGCCGTCCACCAGGACGGGGAAGAACGCATCAGGGATGCGCAGGATCGTATCGTTCAGGGCGTAGTTCGGCGGAACCTGAGCGTACTCACCGACGAGGATGACTCCAGCCGTGGGGCGGGGGTAGACGAAGAACTTGTTGGGGTTGCGCACGTGGCGCATGAAGTTGACCGGCGTACTGGCTGCTTCGTTCACCCAGTTCGGGTACATCTGATCCAGCGTCTCCCGCCGAGACTCGGTGACCGCATCCCCGTTCTTGACCTGGAAGATCTCGATCAGCCGAAGCGAGTCGGACGGGGTCGATTGCAGCACCGTGTTGGGAGTCGTGGCGATGTCCCCGATCACACCGAACAAGTCGGGGCGCAGCACAGCAGTGCGCCGCAGGGTCATGTTGACCCACCCGAGCATGATGGCATCCGAATACCGATACGTGACCTTCGTGTCACTGATCAGCCGACGTGCCTCGGTGATGATCTCGTTGGGGGTCACGGCAGTCCTCGGGCAGCTTCTGCCGCCAACTCGGGCGGAGTGTACTGCGGCGGCTCAGGAATGTCATCAGTCCCGAGATCCAGTGCGGCAGCCTTCTTGGGCCGTCCACGGGGGCGCTTGGCAGCAACAGGGGCTGGGGTTGGCTCCGGCTCGGGGGCGGGCTCCGGTTCCGGTGCAGGTGCAGGGGTGTCGTCCACGACAGCATACCGCTCGATGGCCTCCTGTACTTCCGGAGTGATGAACTTCTGCGGAAAGGCGACTTCCTCAGGGATGACCTCGCAGTCCGAGTTCTTGGCGAGGATGTCGTCGTACGGGTAGAGGAACCCGTCCTTCTTCACACGGATCCACATCGTACTCATTTGCCGAGCTTCCGCAAGGTTTGCGCGAGACGGGCACGCTGGCCCATCTTCCCCGGCTTCTTTGCCGCAGCAGCAAGGCGACCCGCAGGGATCGTCTCGCCCTTCTTCACGCCCATCGCTTCGCGCAGGGCACCGGGCTTCTTGATAGCCCCCTTGATCCACTTCTCTGCCATGTCAGTCCTTTCGTTTCCCCGAGGGGGACACAGGCCACGATTGTCGTGCAGGCCCGGTCTTCTTACCAGAGATCGTGCGCTTCTCGGCGGAGGTCATGCGCTGCGCCGCAGCCTGAGGGCGACACGCCGGATACGCACGCTTGGACTTCTCCGCGCCTGAGCGCCCGCACTCCTTCCCGGTCTTGACATCGACCCACTTCTCACCGAACCACTTGCCGAGGCCACCCTTAGCCACGCTTCTTCACCCGGTTGTCCGCACCCGACCACGAGCCACCACGAGCCTTGTACTCCTTCGCAGCCCATGCGTTGGCATAGGCGCTGGGGTACACGTCGAACTTGCGCTTGGCCTCGGCCTTCACGCGGGACCACAGTGCGGGGTTGTTGGGCTTGGACTCGGCCATGTCAGCAGTTCCATGCCCGCAGGCTCTTATTGATCCGGGAGTTGGGGTCGTTAGCCGTCTTCTTCGAAGTCAGCTTCTTCTTCATCCCTTCCATCCGGGCACAGAATGAATCCCGCCGAGGGCCACCTTCGGGCTGCGGAGGCTTCAGTCCGGGTTTTCCCGGATTTGCTCGGTTGTATGACGCCCGCCCTGCGGCGTTGAGTCCGCCCTTGGGGTCCTTCCCCTCCTTGCGCTGCCATGCAGGTGTCTTAGCCATTACGCGACCCTCTCCGCAATGATGATGGCAGAAGGGATGGCCGGAACCGCAGGCGGGCCTGCCGCAGCCGCCGTGTGGTCAAGTGTCACGGCGACGTTCGCGGGCAACCACAACACCTGGACATACTGCCCTGCGGTGACCGTAACGTAGAAGGCAATCTGAAAGAACGTCGTACCACCGTCAGCCGCCTTGGGGACAGAGATCTTGGTAGCCGAGCGAGCGATGTTGGTGCCATCAAGCGCCAGCCAGATTGTCGCGGGGTGATCAGTGGAGTCCGAGTTTGCGAACTGGAGGTTGGGGGCAATCATGTAGGTGCCAGCCACAGTGAACGTCAGACGAGTCAGGTTCGACCCATCCGTCACCATCGTGATACCAGCACCAGCGATCTCAGTCGTACCGAACTTCACCGCCGTTGCAGCAGTCGTGCTGCCCGTCTGGTCGGTGATGTCCGAGAACGAAGCGTAGGCCCGGTTGGTGATGACCCCGAACGGCACCTTCCCGCTGAGCACGTCGATGTTGGTGACGTTCACCTCGCCCGTACCCTTGGGCGTGACGTTGATGTCGATGTTGGTATCGGTACCGTCTGCTGACAACGTGTTGTTGGTCAGTGTGACTCCAGTCGTCGCATTGCTCGTCGAGAACGTGCCGGACTCGATGGCCGTGATGCCGGAGAAGGTACCGGTGAACGTGACCCCGGAGATTGCGCCACCCGTGATGGAGACGTTGTTGGACGCCTGGGTAGCGATGCTGCCGAGCCCCAGGTTCGTCCGTGCATCCGCAGCGGTTGAGGCACCTGTGCCGCCGTCAGCGAGAGCAAGGTCCGTGATGCCGGAGATCGTGCCGCCCGTCAGGGCGATCTTGCTGATAGCGACCGACCCGGTGCCGTTGGGTGCGAGGACGAGGTTGCCGTTGGTGTTGGTGCTGGAAAGCGTGTTCCCGGCGAGACTCAAGTTGCCAACCCCAACCGACGTGGTGCCGACCTTGAGCGCCGTAGCAACCCCAGTGCCACTGTAGACGACCTTCTCCGTTGCGGTCGGGCCGTCATCGACATGCAGCAACTGATCGTACGTTGCGTTGATCGCGCTGCCGGTGAGGTTGGTAGGCATAGCCGCTCCGTTACTTCCGCAGTTCGCTCTTGAAGTGTTCCCACACGGCGAAGGCAATGAAGCCCATCACCATCCAGAATCCGCCAGCCGCTACCTTGCTGGCCGCATCACTCTTGGTCTTGTCCCACCAGGAAGCGTTGGCGATCAGCCGCTCATGAGCCACACGGTGTCCATGCGGATCCCCCCCAGGAAACCCCTCAGCGAACGACGCCCGGAGCGCCGCGAACTGCTTGTCCATATGCGCCATCAGGTGCTGCTCGTGGGTCGTGAGCGCCTGTTGAACGGCGTCCGCGATCATCAGTTTCACACGGTCCTCGGTCAGTGTGTCCGTGCGCCGCTCAGGGCCGTCGTAGGGTGGGCTCACTTCATCATCTCCAAGACAAGCCACGCCAACCATCCCGGCGCAGCGGTTGCGATTGCGTCCAGCAAGTCGGGCTGGCCCTCCTTGCGATACCACTGCTGCCACTCGTACAGCACGCCCACGGCGGTCGTGGTGTAGGCCAGGCACGCGCCCAGGCCGAACCAGTCGTGGATGAAGAGCGCGCCCAGCGCGCAGACGATGGCCAGCACGCCGAGGGCGATGTGGAGGAGTTTGTCGCGGGGCATGGTCACGACGGCAAATAGGCGCTGAACGTGCCGCCGCTCGATGTGACACGCGGGCCTAGGGTGTTGAAGTAGTTCACCACGGCGCTGGTGTCGCTGTTGATACCGCTGTTGCCGCCGACAACAGAACACCCATCAAGCCATGCACGCGCACCTGACCCCTGAACAATCCACCCGTACTTGCTTGATCCTGTGGCGAAGCTGTAACCGGCCGACACTCCCAGGTTCCAGGTGTAGCTGTTGTTCGTGTCAGCAAGAACGGGCCCAAACGCGCCAGTGTGCGCGCCGTTGATGCGAACCACATAGCCGTCGTGGTTACTGCTGCTGTTCTTGTTCTGCGCCGTAGAAATAGGGTTGGTCGGTTGTACTCCAGCAGAGACATAGAACGTGTCTACATCCCCGGCGAAGAAGGTCGAATCGTTGATTTCGACCCCATAAGATGTCGTACCCG